GCACATCCGCGCCCTGGTCGATCGCGCCTTCCGCACCGACACCAAGGGCCAGATCAAGACCACCGCGGTGCTCGAGCTGCTGCGCCTGGAGATCGACGACGCCGAATGGCAGCGCGCCATGGAGGCCATCCGCGACAGCATCCAGAGCACCGGCACGGCAACCTATGTGCGCGTGTACCAGCGCATCGGTGACTCGGACCAGTACCGCGCAATCGCGCTCGACCTGGCAGCGGTGTGACATGGGTTACCCGATCGAAGTTGTTGTGCGCGATCGCTACAACACCTACAGCTGTCGCTTCCCCAATGGCGTTCGCGCGAGCAGTACGAACAGCGCGCAGGTCGCCGTCGAGCGTCTGATGGACAAGGTCTGGGCGCCGGGCACACACCGCGCCACCGAGATCGACCGCATCGGTGACACGACTTACTTCCACATCATGCCTATCGAACTGGAGGTGAAGTAATGGACAAACGTGACGACATCCTCGCCAAGATCCGCAAGTGCATGGATCTGGCCAAGTCCGGCGGCGAGCACGAGGCAGCGGCTGCACTACGACAAGCGCAGAGGCTGATGGAGATGCATCAGGTCAGCAGCGCTGAGATGCTCGCTGCCGGCGTCGGTGAATCGAGGGCGAAGAGCGGCGCAGTCGCTCGACCCGCGAAGTGGGAGAGTGGCCTTGCCGGGCGAGTTGCCGGCGCCTTTGGCTGCAAACTCATCTTCATCAGGTCGTACTGGGATTTGGCGCACTGGCTCTTCGTTGGCGTAGCCCCCGCCAACGAGATTGCCGCCTATTCGTTCGAGGTTCTGTTGCGCCAGGCACTCAAGGCGCGAGGCGAGTTCATCGCGACGACACTCAAGCGGATCAAGAAGTCGAACAAGACTCGCCGGGCCGACCTGTTCAGCGAGAGCTGGGTGTATGCGGCGTGCGCCAATGTCGCCGCACCAACGCCGCCGGAGGGCGCAGAGAGCGCTATCGACGCGCACATGCAGCTGCATCACCCCAGTCTTGGCGAGCTGGATGTGGCTGACCGGAACGCCGGTCGGAACTTGTCGGCAAAGGACGAAGCCGCGTGGGTCGCGGGGCGCCTGTCCGGGCGTGGGGCCCGGTTGCATGCAGGCGTAGCGACCACCACCAATCTCATGCTGGAGGGTTGATCATGGTTTCGGCAACCCTGACTGCCGCCCGGGCGGCACAGCACGCCCAGCTGATCCGCCAGATCCATACCGCCAAGCGCGACCTCGGCCTGGATGACGACACCTACCGCCTCACGCTGGCACGCTTTGCCGCCGGCAAGACCAGTAGCAAGGATTGCAGCTTGGCCGAGTTGCAGGCTGTCATCGAGCACTTCCACGACTCGGGCTGGCCTCGGCCTGGTGGCGTACGGCACAAACCGCTTTCGCCCCGGCAAAAGAAGATGTGGGCGCTGTGGCAGACGCTGGCCGACCAGGGCAAGGTGCGCAACCGCCGCATGGCAGGCCTGCTGGGCTGGATCGCCGGGCAGACCGACAACCAGGTGCAACGCCTGGACTGGCTCACGAGCGCGCAGGAGCACACGCTGATCGAGTCCCTCAAGCAATGGGAGGCCCGCTGACATGAGCGCCGAGCCGAGCCGCCTGGCCCGCGCCACGGTCGACGAACTGGCCCCGCTCGCCGCGCTGCTCGACCCGGCCTACCCGGAGAACTGGGCGCGCATCGCCGAGAGCCTGTACCTGTCGCTGCGCGATCGCGGCGCGGCGGGCGAGGCAGTGGCACAGGCCCGCCTGGCGCTGGCGCTCGCAGAAGGGCTGCGCGCCGAGTTGGGCGGCAGCCAGTTCTACCTGGCCAAGGGTCAGGGGTACGAGCTGAGCCTGCGTGACCGCCAAATCCTGGCGCGCTTCACCGGGCACAACCAGCGCGCCTTGGCACAGGAATTCGGGGTGACCGAGCGCCACGTGTACTCCATCGTCGAGCGGCGCAGCCGGGAGGAGTTCGAGCGCCGGCAGGGCAAGCTGCCCGGGCTGGACACGGACAAGGACGGCACCGGGGGAAAATCGTGAAATCGGCCCGCTGTGCCGTTTGCGGGCTGCTCCCGCGCCGGATGCCTGCGCGCAGGGGCGTTTGCGGCGTCGCGGGCTTTTATAAAAAGGCGCAGGGGGAGTTGCAGTGAAGCCGAACGCGACCGATGCGACCGATCTCGCTGAGCTGCTGTCTCTGTTTGCCCGCCTGCGTCCGGGCGAGCGCGCCAACTGGAGCACCCGCTACCGCATCGGCGCAATCCTGTCGAAGCAGATGGACGCCCACTGCACGCTGGCCGAGCTTGGCCACACACTCGGGGTGACCCCGCAGAACGCTTATACTGAGTCGGTGCTCGCCTTGGGCGCCCTGGCGTGCGAGCTGTATGTGCGCATGCACTTCGGCAGGCAGCAGATGCCTGCCGGAAAACAATGAAGCCCTTCATTACGTAGCGCCCGAGCTGCCTCGCCATAGTGCGAGGCATGGCTACCGCACACCTCCCTTCCGCAATCGAGATCTTCCGCCCCGGTCGGCATATCGACGACCAGGGCGTTGCGCGTGAGTTCACCGCCGCCGACCTCGAGGCGATCGCCGCCGGCTACGACCCCGCTCTCCACGAAGCCCCCCTGACCGTGGGCCACCCCGCGCACGACCGCCCCGCCTACGGCTGGGTGGGCGCGGTGCAGGTGATGCCTGATGGCCGCCTGGCCATTACCCCGCGCGACGTGGAGCCGCAGTTTGCCGAGATGGTGGCGGCGCGCCGCTTTCCGAAGCGCTCGGCCGCGTTCTATCCGCCCACCCACCCGAAGAACCCCACCCCGGGGCGCTGGTATCTGCGCCACGTGGGATTCCTGGGTGCGCAGCCGCCGGCGATCGCCGGCCTGCGCGACGTGCAGTTTGCCGACGATGCCGCCGGCACCGTGAGTTTTTCCGAGGCCGGCGGGGACTCCGGCCATAACCCCCACCAGGAGCACCACACCATGACCGATGAGGAAAAGGCCGCCATCGCGCGCGCCGAGAAAGCCGAGGCCGACGCCCGCGCCGAAGCCGAAGCCCGCACCCGGGCCGAAGCCGAAGCCAAGGCCGCCAAGGAGGCACTGGCCCGGTTCGCCGAGCAGCAGCGCGCCGCACGCCATGCCTCGCACGTGGCGTTCTGCGAGGGGCTGGCCGCAGCCGAAGGCGAGCACGCCGGCAAGCTGCTGCCCAAGGACGTGCAGATTGCCGCTGCCGCGCTGGATGTGCTGGCCGATGCGCAGCCGGTGGAGTTTGCCGAAGGCGACACCACCCGCAAGGTGAGCCCGGCCGAGTGGCTCCGGGCTCACCTCACCAGCCGCACCCCGGTGGTGCAGTTCGGCGAGTTCGCCCCGGGCGAGGCCGGTACTCAGCGCCTGGCCCCGCCCAAGGACGACGCCGAGCTCGACGCCCGCGCCAAAGCCTATGCCCGCGACAACAAGGTGAGCTACGCCGAGGCGCTGAGCGCCGTGGTGAGCACCACCGCCTGACAGGAGTCACGCCACCATGCAGATGACGCTCGAACAGATCCGGCTGAAGCAGAACCCGGTCCTCACCAACATCCTGCTCGGCCTGGGCCAGGGCACGATGATCGCGGAGCGGCTTTTCCCGCGCCTGCCGCAGGCCTTGTCGAAGGTGACCTTCGCCAAGGCGGGCGATGAACGCCTGCGCCGCTACAACCTGCGCCGCGCGCCGGGCGCGACCACAAAGCGGGTGTCGATCAAGTACGACGGTGCCACCTACGAGGTGAAACAGTACGCGGTGGATGTGCCGATCCCGCGCGAGCTGATCCGCGAGTCCGAAGCCGCCGCCCGCTTCAACCTGACCGCCAACCTCGACATCAGCCGCATTGCCATGGTGACGGCCAACGACATCCTGGCGCTGGACTACGAGATCGAGGTCGCCGGCCTGGCGACCGATGCAGCCCATTACGCAGCCGGCCATGTGCTGAACCTGACCACCGGCACCAAGTGGAGCGAGGACACCGGGACGCCGATTTCCGACATCTCGGATGCGATGGAGGTGATCCGCAAGAAGATCGGCAAGCGCCCCAACCGACTTGTGCTGTCCGCCGATGCCGCGCATGCCATCCGCCACAACACTGAAACGCGCGGCTACCTGCCGAGCACCCAGATGGGGCCGGCAAGCCTGGATCAGCTCAAGAGCATCCTCGGTCTGGCCGAAGTCGTCGTCGGCGACGCGGTGTGGATCAACGATGCGGACATCGGCGCCGATGTGTGGGGCAACAACGCGGTACTGGCCTATGTGCCGGCGCTGTCGGGCAGCAGCGGCGACATCAGCCTGGCCGAACCCGCCTTCGGCTTCACCAACGTGATCGAAGGCCACCCCTTCGCCGAACAGCCGCGCTACGACGGCGACGCAAAGAGCTGGATCTACGGCGCCACCTACGAGCGCCAGGCCAACATCGCCTACAACCAGGCGGCGTTCCTGTTCACCAACTGCAAGTGAGTGCGGCCATGAAAGAGATCTCCAAGCATTGCATCGCCCTGCGCGACCCGAAGGGCAAGCGCCTGCAGCTGATGCCCGGCCAGCCCTTGCCCGATTGGGTGACCGACGAGACCCGGGCGCAGCTGCGCACGATGGGTGCGCTGGAACCGTACCGGGTCGCGTCGGCCGAGGAGGTTGTCGAGGACCCGGAGGCCGGCGCCGAGGCACTGCGCGCTGCGGCCGAGGCGGTGACGGCGCCGGGCGGCAGTGTCGAGGAAACGCTGGGGGCAGAGGCCGCACCGGCGCCCGGCGCCACGCCCGAGCCCGCCGGCGTCGCGGCGCAGACCGCCCCCCGGCGCACCCCGAAGGCCGCCGCGCGCGGCCCGCAGTCCTGATCCCCCCGTATACACATATAGGAGCACCCGACCATGGGACGCACTTACGACAAACAGCACGCCACCACGGTGGTGCTGACCGCCGATGTGGAGGCGCAGCGCCTGGTGAGCTTCGGCGGCGGCTACCCCTCCGGGGCGGCCGGCGCGGGTGGCCTGACCGACGCCCAGGGCGTGGCCGAATACGCCGGCAAGACGGGCGAGGCGGTCAGCGTCGTCACCGGCTACAGCGCCCTGGTGACGGCCGGCGGCGCGATCGATGCCGGCGCCTTCGTCAAGCCCGGCACCGACGGCAAGGTGGTGGCGGGGACGATCGCCGACCACTGCGGCCGCGCGGTAGACGCCGCCGGCGGGGACGGCGCGGTGATCGAGGTCATCCTGCGACCCCACGTGCATCCGGCGGCCTAAGTCGTGCTGTATGCGACCTTTGCCGATCTGGCCCGCGTCGCCCCGGGCGGCTGGCTGGAGCTGGCCCAGCGGGCCGGCTGCGGCCCGCTGGTAGGCGCCGCGCTGTTCGAGGCGGTGGCCACCGGGGGCGAGCTCGATGCGTGGCCTGCCGATCAGGTGGCCGATGCCACGCGCGGTGTGAGCCTGCTGCTCGATACGCTCGAGCGCACCAGCCGTCACGCTGACACGTACATCGTGCCGCGCTATGGCCAGCGCTTGTCGTCCGAAGTGGTGGGCGGCAGCGACCTGCCCACGGTAGTGGCCACCATCGCGCTGCGCCGGCTGTACGGCCATGCGGCCACCGAGGACATGCGCCGCGCCACCGACTGGGCGGACAAGTATCTGGCCGACCTCGCCGCGGGCCGCGCCAGCCTGGGCACGGCGGACGTGCAGGACAACGACCCCGAAACCCGCTGGGATTTTTCCGAGCGCCGCGCGTCCGATGCGGCCTTGGCTGGGTATCGCTGATGAGCACCATACCCCCGGTCGATTTTCTGGCGCTCGAGCCGTTGTTGGTCGCGCGGCTGCGCGAGGCCCTGCCGGCCGCCGTGCATGTGCTGGCGGCACGGGATCTGGCCGGGCTGACCGAGGGCACCCAGCCCACCCCCGCGGTGCATGTGCTGTACCGCAGCTATCGCCCAGGGCGTGCCACCGCGGCGATGTGGGAGGAACTCGAGCAGTACTGGCTGACCGTGATCGCCGTGCGCAACGCCAGCACCCTCGGTACCGCCGACGCCCTGCGGGCCGATGCAGGGCCGCTGATGGGAGCGGTGATCGCGGCGCTGGGCGCCTGGGTGCCCGCGCTGCCCGGCTGCAAAAGCCTGCATCTGGATGCGGCGCCCGAGGCCGGGTTCCGCGCCGGCTTCGGCTATTTCCCGATCGGCTGGCGCGTAGGCATGAGAGTCCGCGCACAGCGGGCGAAACCGTAACACCACAGACGTAATCCCACAGGAGACTTCACGATGTCGACGCAGCAACAGCAAAAAGGCCTGCTCTTCGCCGGCGACTTGTTCTTTTCGATGGAAGGCGAGGACGGCAGCTTCGGCCCCTTCGTCCAGGTCGAATGCGACAAGCTCGAGATCGCCACGCCGAGCGAGTTCAAGGAAAAGCTCAGCAAGGGGCGCGAAACCTACGGCCAATCCTTCGTGTCGGTGCCGGTGCCGCAGCCGGCCGAGTTCGCCATCACCTTTTCCGAGGTAACGCGCGAGATCTTCGCCATGCAACTGTCGGGCCTGCTCGTGCCGCTGTCGATGGCGGGCGGGGCCTTCACCGATGTAGAGGTCACCGCTGCGATGGGGGCCTGGGTGGAAACGGGCCTCGAAAACATCGCCGAGACCGGCTTCACGGCGAAGGATTCGACGGGCGTGACCACCTACACGCTGGGCGAGGACTACGAGGTCAACTTCCGTCTGGGCTTGCTGCATGTCCTGCCCGGTGGGGCAATCGCTGACGCGGCCACGCTCAAGCTCAGCGGCACCGAAGACGCGGTGACGGGCGACCGCATCCTGGGCGCGCGCCGCTACAAGACGGTGATGCGGCTCAAGCTCGACGGGGTCAACCTGGTGAACAACCAGGATGTGTACCTGTATGCCGACCGTGCGGTGGTGGCGTCCGATGCCGCGTATGACTTCCTGCAGGACGAGGTGAGCGAAGCGCCGCTCACGGGCAAGCTGGAGATCCCGGGGCCGGGACTGTCGCCCTTCGTGCTGGATTACCGCAAGAGAAGCTAAGGGGTGAGGCCGGCGCCCATCGTGGTGCGCCGGCGCCGATCTAGCGCAGGGCGGTGGCGATCAGATCCAGCACCATCAGCACGATGCCGGTACCGAGTGTCAGCAAGGCGCCAGTCGCTGCCCAGCCTGCACCGCCGAGAGCAACCAGAAACAGCAGCAAGGCAAGCACGAAGCACTGAAGAGATAGGCGCGTCATGTCGAATCCGATCGAGACCAATGTCGTCATTAAAGTGGACACCACCGGCGACGGCAAGTTGTCGGCGCTGTCGCGTGAGGTGACCGCACTGGGCGAGGGTGCAGGCGAGGCCGCGCCCGAGTTTCAGCGTCTGGCCGAGGAGATTGACGGCCTGGCCACGAAGGAACGGCTGGTCGATGCCTTCGCCGCGGCCAAGCGCGAAACCGTAGGCTATGCCGAGGCGCTGCAGGCCGCGCAGTCAGCCACGCGTGCGGCGGCGCAGGAGCTGCGGAACAAGCAGTCCGCACTGGACGCCGCCACGACTGCCGAGGGCAAGGCGGCGGCAGCGCTATCCCAGGCCCGCACGCGCCATGATGAACTGAAAGCGGCAGTGGCTGCGGCGGCAGCCGAGCTGAAAACACTGCGCTCGGCGGTGAAGAAGAGCGGCGCCGATACGGCCGAATACGCCGTAAAGATTCGCACAACGCGCACGGGCCTGGCCGAGCTGAAAAAGGAAAGCGCCGAGGCAGGACGGGTCACGCGCACGCTGGCCGCCGATTACCGCCCGACTGCGGTGGCGCTGAAAGAGGCCGGCAGCGCCGCGGACAAGGCGCAGCGCGCATTCGCGCGCAATCGCGACGAGGCAGGCCGCGCCAAGACCGCCTACGAGGCGCAGCGCCTGGCGCTGCACAACGCACGCCAGGCACTGGCCGCCGCCGGCATTTCCTCGACCGACCTTGCCGGCGCCCAGGTGCGACTGGCTGCAAGTGCGCAGCAGGTGGCGCAGCGTGCCGGCGAATTGCGCGCGCGCCTGCAGGGCGTGGGCAGCGCGGCGCAGTCGGCCGGCGCTCAGACGGAAAAGGGGTTTTCGCAGGCGGCAAAGGGCGTGCGCTCGATCTCCGAGCAGCTCTCGACCGTGCAGTCGCGCCTGTTGCAGTTCGCCGGGGCGCAGGTCGGTTTGCAGGCCGCGGCCGATCTGGGCCGGACCGCGGATCAGTACGCCAACCTCGGGGCCCGTATCGACCTGGTCAACAGCACCCAGGCCGGGTTCAACGTTACCCTGGCCGAGACGGTGGCGCTGGCGCGTACCACCTACTCCGGGCTTGAGGGCACCACCAACCTGCTAGCCGCGATGGCGCGCGCCGGCGAGTCTGTCGGGCTGACCCAGCAGGGCGTGCTGCGCCTGACCGAAACGATCAATAAGGCTAATCAGGTCGCGGGCCAGAGTGCAACCGCGGCCGATGCGGCCATCGTCCAGCTCATTCAAGGCCTGCAGTCCGGCGTGCTGCGCGGGGAAGAGTTCAACTCCATCATGGAGCAGTCCCCGCGTCTCGCCCGCGCGCTCGCCGATGGGCTGGATGTGCCGCTTGGTGCGCTGCGTGGCATGGCGGAGCAAGGCAAGCTCACCAGCGAGGTGGTGATCGGAGCGCTGCAGTCCCAGGCCCGGGCCATCGACGCCGAGTTTTCCAAGCTGCCGCTGACCATCGGTCGTGCGCTCACCAACCTGTCCACGAACTGGACACAGTTCATCGGCGAACTCGACCAGGCGAACGGTGCTTCGGCTACCGTGGCGCACGCGTTGGAAGCGGTTGCCAATAATCTGGGCACCATCGCTGAACTGGCCACCGTAGCCGGTGAAGTGGGCCTGGCCGTGTTCGCCGCAAAGCTGATCCCGCAGGTGACCAAGTTCGGGGCTGAGGCGCTCGCGGCCACCACGAAGGTGGGCGGCCTACGCGCCGGCCTGGCCGCCTTGCCCGGGACGGTGAAGGTCGCGCTTGCAGTGGTAGGTTTCGAGCTGCTGACGGAAACCGGCAGATACATCGGCGAAACGGTGGCAAAGTGGGGTGAAGCCGGTGAGGCAATGCGCCGCACCGAAGAGACGATGCGCGAGGCCTCACGCGGCATGCTCGACAGCGGGCAGAAGCTGGCCTATAGCAACGAGCGCTACCGCAACACCGTGGTCCTGACCACGGCCGAGGTGGCGCGCCTGTCGGAAGCCGAGCGTGCAGCCTACTTCGAGCGCCTCGACGGTGCGCGAAAGTACTACGCTGGCGCGCAGATGGCCACCCAGGGCGCCAAGGAACTCGGTATCGCCAGTGAGTTTTCGGCAGACCAGGCTGCGGCAGGGCTGAAGCGCGCGAGCGAGGGGCTGGCGGCGTTCGGGGCCGGTGCGCGCATGAGCAGGGCCGAGATTGAAGCCCTCCTGTCGGTGAATGCTTCGCTGCTGATCCAAGAGTTCGATGCGCTGGCCGCGAAGGGCACTGAAACAGCAGCTGCATTGAAGGAGCTCGGCAAGAGCTTCGATGCGAGCTCCCTGGTCAGTGTGCAAGGTTTCGGCCAGGCGCTTGCCGAGTTGGAGGCCACAGGGAAGGCGACGGCAGCGGAGGTCGGGGCCGCATGGCAGGCCGCGCTCGCCGAGCTCGACGGCACCCAGTTGAACCAGTTCATGATCACCGCCCAGGCCGCGTTCGGGCAATCCAAGCGGGATGTCGAGGCGCTGGCGAGTGCAATGGATAGCGCATTGCGCGCGAGCATCGCTGGCACCGGACAGGACTTCGCACAGCTCGCATCGGGTATTTCGAGCGGGGCGGCATCGGCACTGGGGCATCTGGACACCCTTGCGGCTGGCTTCGACCTGCTCGAGGCAAAGGGGGTGGACACTGGTGCAGCGCTGGGCGGCGCGATCGATTTTGCGGTGGGGGCAGCCGATTCGGCCAAGGCGCTCGACCTTTTGCGTACGGAGGTCGAGCGTCTTGGCCGTGAAGGGAAGCTATCCGCCGAGCAGGTTGCGCTGGCGCTGGCGAAGATCGGCGAGAAGGCTGATCAGATCACGCCGGGCGTAAACAGTGTCACTGAGGCCTTCCGGGAACTGCGAGTGACAAGTGACGCCGAGCTCCGCCGGACGGCAGAGAGCGCCCGAAGCGCCTTTGACCAGATTCGCAACAGCGGCACTGCTAGTTCGCGCGAGTTGCAGGCGGCGTTCGTCGCCTACGCTCAGAAAGCCATCGAGGCCAACGGCGGCGTCGCATCCGAATCGCTCAAGGCAGAGGCGGCACTCTACAAAGTGCGCATGGAGGCCGATGAAGCTGGCCGGGTGTTGGTACGGTCCATGACCGAGGGCGTAGAGGCGCTCGATGCACTGAGCAAGAAGGCGGAACAGGCTGCGGAGAAAGTGGCGACCATCAAGCGCCAGGCCTCCGGCCTCAATGGGGTGTGGGACGCCGACGGAAACCTGATCGAAGCGCAGACCGAGCGGACCAATCGCGGTAGCCGCGGCGGCTTCGCGGGCTATTCCGAGCGCGGCGCATACGAGCGCGCCAAGTCCGAGGGGCTTGATGATGCAACCGCCCTCCGGCTAGCCAAGGAGTTTGCGAACACGAACCGCCTGAGTGAGTTCCAGGCGGCGATTGATGCTGCGGTTCTGGCCGCGGCCCGCCAGGCGTCGTCGTCGAGTTCATCGAACAACGGTGTAGCCGCTGCCGCTCAGCAGTCCGCCCCGCGTGAGAGCGCCAGCCCGGTCGTGCATCGCGTGGATGTTCATATCGGCGCGCGGTCGCACTCAATCAGCACCGACGCGGCGGGCGCAGAGGCTCTCAATCAGCTCTTCCGGCAGCTTGAATCCGATATGTCGAGATCTTGACCGATGGCGATCACTCTCTCCGATGGCACCACTGTGCTCGAACTCGATCCGGATCTCTACTGGGAGGATGAGTTTGCCTGGGCGGCGGTCGAGCAAGCGATGGAGCGGAGCTTGACTGGTGCCCTCATCGTGCACTTAGGCGCACGCCAATACGGCCGCCCGATCACGCTGCGCAATGAGGACGAACGTAGCGCTTGGATGACTCGCGCCGACATGGCTCAACTGCAGGCATGGGCTGACATCCCCGGCAAGCGCCTCACGCTGAGTCTGCGCGGGGGCTCCCACTGGGTGCTGTTCCGCCACCACGACGGCGGCCCCTTCGAGGCCCGCCCGGTCGTCCATTACGCCGATCCAGAACCCGCAGACTGGGTGCTGGCCACTCTCCGATTCATCACGGTTGAATAACCATGCCCATCCAAGAACAAAACATCGTCTTCGTCGAATCCCAGGTCATGGACGATGTGCCCGAGGGCGGCGGCGCCGCCACCGGCACGGTCATCCTCGACGGCCTCATGAACAACGTCTTCGAAGACATCAGCGACCTCGATCGCGCCTACGGCCGCTTCAACCTGCGCAAGATCTTCCTGGCCGTCCGCACCCTGAGCACCGACCTCTACGGCGGCGCCAAGACGGTCATCACCGCACTGCCGACCGATGACGCGCTTGGCTACACGCTGTTCTCCAGTCGCGACCCGTTCGACACCCGGGCGCAGGCCGCAAACCGCGTCGAGGCGTACCTGTACAAAGGCCCGCTCTGGACCGGCTACCTGTATGAAAACCACATCGTAGGCATGCGCGCGATCAGCATCATCCAGCGCGTCAGCTCGGCGCTGCCGCCCATCGGCAAGACACTGTGCCTGGTGCAGGACGAGGGCCTGGCGGGCGAGCAAGAGCAGTACGTCCGCGTCACGAAGGTCGAGACGCAGGAGGTGATCTTCAACGCCGGCTCACAGAACCCTTTTACCCGGTGGGTGGTCACGCTGTCCCTGTCCGATGCGCTGCGGTACAACTTCGCCGGCCACACCCCAACCTCCACCGAAACCTCC